CATAAATAGATAATGTTACATTGGAGGACACAGATGGATTGAAACTGCGCAACATACCTGTGGAACCTATGGTCATAGTTCCGAGCTCAGCCACCACGGAGGGTAGATGAGAACGGTCGGGTCCACTAAGTGGCGCGAAGTTGTAAGGATAAATAAAAGGGATGGTCAATTCCCCTCCCATATTGTCTTGGGGAGAAATAAGGATTTTTGGTCTGGTAGACAACAAGACCAGATGATCCTCATTACCAAGAGTAACCGGGTAAGAACGAGTTGAACCAGGCAGCACATTAAAGGTTGCCATGGCTAGACCGGCGTAAAAAGGGGAAGAACTAATAGAAACTTTAACATGCATGGTGGCGCGAATACCGCCAAAGTTCTTCAACTTGTTGGCAATCACAGGAGTTTTGAGCAAATCGCCCCAAACATCCGTGAAAGACTGCAGGTACGTGCCAGCTGCCCAGTCGACCGTCTTTAGAAGCACGGGCCGGCTGAGAAAAGTGGCAAGGTCTGCTGTAGTGGAAGAACCATGATGGCCAGTAGGATCACTATCACCTTCAATAGTAAGAGTGAAACCTTTATCTTGGTCATGAAAGGACATCTGTTGAATGTCCTGAGTAGTCGTTTGACTACTGGTAACGGATTTAGGCTCCGTGTTGCCTTCAATATTGTCAGTAAGCAGTCATACAACTGCACCCATAGCTCATAAAGGGTGCGGAGGGCAACATTATGTCAACACCTGGGTAGTGTCCCCTAAATAGGGGTTGGGCACGAGGGCCCTGCCCATACACACACGGATCCTTTCCTCAACCATATATAAGTTGCGAAGATTAGGTTGGGATGTATCTATCCGTGTGGCCGTCTAATGGCTTTCGCCGGAAGCAGACGGGACTCCCGTGGAGCGGACAGCCCGCCACCGTGCTACGTACTCATCCCACGTAGGCAGGGAATCGGGATCTACATACTCATGCAACTCGAACTCGACCAGGAGATCCCGCAAGAACTGATCGTGCTCCTTAAAGACCTCACGCCCGTGGTAAAAGAATTCACCATGGGCAGATCGGATCTGGTTCGCCAACTGTTGCTCCTCAGTGTCGTTACCCATGGTTCGATACATGAGCATCTTGTGGATGGAGTTGATATCTAGCGGGCACGCGAAATCACCAAGGTCCTCCTCCCACACCCACTTACGTTTGAGGAAGGACACCTCATCAATAGTGATATAGGGCACACTCTCAGCCTCCTTATCAGCCATGGTGTACGTGATACCAACATCCGCCAGTGTCGCCGCAATGCTAGTATGGTTGAACCAAGGGACATCGTCGCTCACTCCCATCACGTTGTCATCACCATACGTAATTAGTGCCACATGCTTTCGGAAATCCTTGATGGTAAACCCATGCTCCTCGCCAAGGACCACGAAGCAGTAGCGCATATACAAAGAGTTCACAATCGAATTGATCTGAAC